CGATGCGTTCGGCGGGCTTGTAATCGTTGGTCTGATCCAGAAACGACACCCGGAAGGCGTCCGGGTGCTGGACGTAGGACCGCGACACCCGGAAACCACTGCTGTTGCGCGGGCTGATATGGTCGATCACCGGCTGATCCGGCTGATCGATCACCACGCCCCAGCGCAACCCGTCATGGCGAGGCGCCGCCCGACCGGCTGCCGCGATCTCGCCCAGGACATCCCGCAGCAACGTGCCAGTTTCGGCCAGCTGGCGGTTATAGGTCAGCCCCTTCGCGGTGCAGAACTCGTGCCAGTCCTGCAAGACCTCAAGGTCAATGCCGCTGTCAGCTTCCGGCCGGGGATTGGCGGGGCTTTGCAGCGCGAGGCGGAACAGGCTGGCCGGGTTCGAGGTGGCCCGCGTGATCCATGTGCCGGTCGCCTGATCCCAGTCCGGGCAGACCCGGCGCACCAGCGCATTCAGGCTGTCGAGCGCCCCGGAAAGCTGGTGTGTGGCCTTCACCCGCACCGCGACCAGCGCCAGAGGCTTGTCAAAGTTCAGCGGGTATTCGGGGCGGATGGTTTGCAGGGCCGCCCAGCTGGTGCGGCGCTGCACCTGGGTATCGGTGGCCTCGTCGGTCAGCATCGTGACCCGCACCTGCCAGCGGCCGCGTGAGGGGAAGGACCAGCTGTGTTGCCGGTAGAAGGCTTCCAGCTTCTTCGCGGTGATCTCCAGATCAGCCACAGGCAACCAGTCCTCGGCCGTGATCAGGCGTTGTTCGATCCGCACCTGCACGGTTTCCGATTTGGATTTGCCCTTGCTGTCGAAGCGGATCAGCCCTGCCGGGAAGGCAAGGATCACCGAGGCCGAGGCCGCATCGGCCCCGGTGGTGCGCACCACCGGCGTTTCCACGCCGGGCGCATCGTCAATCACCTCGCCCAGGGCATCGCGCGGCAAAGGCCGGACCAGTTCCAGACCGATCGACTCTTCCGCGATCTGGCGCGGCATCAGCGAAAGCGGCAGATCGCCCGGCAGGCCGTGGCGGATTTCCACCTCCACGTCACTGAACTCGGTGATCGCGGTTTCCCCGATCCGCAGATCCTCGATCTCCAGTTCGCCATAGCCGAAACAGAAAGCGGTGCGGATATACTGCCAGTCGCCCACGATCTCGGTATGGGACAGTGCCGCGAACGGCGGGGCTACCCGCAGGGTGCCCATGATCTCGGGCACAGCGCCATTCGGATCGATCGGGTTGCGCCACCCGGAAATGCTGTAACGGTTCTGGGCGTCCCGGCTCTCGGGCTTCGGGATCGGGATCAGCGCATTCACCAGCAAGGTGCCGACCACCGACACCCCCAGCCCGACCAGCGCGGTGCCGACCTTGACGGCCAAAGGCCCCTGAAGGCCGAGAAGTGCGCCGAACTTGGCGCCCCAGATCTGGCCGCTCCAGAGAGCCGCGAAGGTGACGACGATCGACAGGATCGAGCGCAGCGCATCCTTCCCGGCCACGACCCGGATCACCACCTGCACCCCCGGCCGGGGCCGCACACGCGGCCAGAGCGCCGCCGGAATGATCTCCATGCCCCGATCCGTCACCAGCGCCACACGGGCCTGCGACAGCTCGCATCCCGCAGCCCCCGGCAGGGCCGCCGCGACGATCTCGGCCAGCGTCATGCCCGGCGGCAGTTCCAGCGCATGCCGTGCAACGCCCGGATCGACGTGCCGCGCTGCGATGACATGAATCGGGGCGATCATCGGGGCGCCTCCGAGATCAGTTGAACGGGGCGTTCAAGGGTGCGTTCAACATGCCTGAAATGACCGTTGAACCGATGCCCCCAGGCACCCGACCGATAGTCGGCCACCTTGGCGCAATCGGTGCCGTGCATGTGGATCATCACGCCATGGCGGATCACGATGCCGACATGGGTGGACAGCCGCCCCCGCCGGAAGACCGCGACATCGAAGGCCATGGCCGGGCCATCGACCGGCAGCCAGAGCGGCGAGGTCGCGGCACCCTCGATCAGCGCGGCAATCTCGCCATGTTCCTCGACCGAGCCATAGCCGAGGTAATCGGGCAGCGAGATGCCCAGTTCTTCGCGGTAAACGATGCAGGCCAGACCCCAGCAATCGCAGCCGCGCCGGTCGCGGCCGAACTCTGCATAGGGAATGCCGATGAAACGATCCGACCACATCACAGGTGCAACCCCGGAAAGCGGTCGCGCGTCATGCGGCCCGATGGATAGAACTCCTGCTCGACCTCTTCGCGTGACAGGGAAATCGCGATCTCGCCCGCATTGGTGTCGGACGAGACAATCCGCAGACCGGCCCATTCCTGTTCGATCACATCGGGCGTATCGGCCAGCACCACTGCCATATGCGCAGTGGCCGGGGTCGAGAAGCTGCGCATGAGGCGCACGATTTCGTGGTCGAGGGTTTCCAGCACCACCTGCGCCGCTGCCGGCGCGTCTTCCAGATCCGAGGGCACCATGGCCGAGGCGATGACCCACAGGAAAGGCTCGGTCACCGGATCGGCATCCAGCCAGGTCGAGCGGGTGCCATAGACCAGAGGCTCGGCGCTCAGCCGCTCGGTATTGTCGGTCGATAGCCGGATCGGCGTGGGCAGGTCGGGATGCTCGACATGGAACAGGACCACATAGATCTGATCAGAGCTTTGGGCGTCCTGCATCTGGCGGGCGTTCAGGGATAGGCGTCTCATGGCATCACCACCACTGTGAAAATCTTGCGGAACTTGCCCTGTTCGACGATCGTCTCGACCGGCGGCTCTTCCCCGAAGCTGCACAGCCAGCGCGCCGACAGCAGGATCGGCACCCCGTTTGACAGCAGGGGCACGCCCGCACTGTCGAGCAGCGGCCAGCCATCGGTGGACATGTCGGGCATCCAGAACAGCCGCGCGCCCTCGGCGCAGTCCTTGGAATAGAAGCGGTCGAACACCGCCTTCTCGTTGCGCGTCAGGATCAGCGACAGGCTGACAGTCCGGGCCACGGCCGAGAAGCGGCGGCGCCAGCCCGGCGGCCCGGCATCGGATTGCCGCCGCTGGCGGGCGTTCTGCGGCTGGATCTGCCAGCCCTCGCGTTCAAATCGGCGCAGATCATCGGGCCAGACGGGATAGGTCATCGGTTGATCCCCCGCCGCCGCACCCCGAAGTCCTGATCCAGTGTCCGGCGCGCGGCGCCACCCGGCGCACGCAACCCGGTCGCCACGGCTTCGGAGATCACCAGCTGCTGCTGACGCCCGCCGCGATCATCGACGGTTTCGGATTGTTCGACCTGCAAGGGCACTGAGGTCTTGGTGATGACTGTAACCTGCGGGCGGCTGTCGATCTGCACCGGCTGGGCCGACCGGGCAGCCAGTGCGGAGAGCGTGGAAATCAGGGCACCGGCGTTTTCCAGCGCGCGCGAGGTCAGGATCTGCTCGCCGTCGCGCATCATGGTCAGACGTTCATCCGGCCGGGCGGTGTCGCCATAGCCCGACATCGCATAGCTGCGCATGACGCCCGGTGACCCGGTGTGATTGGTCGGCACTGACACCCCGGCGCCGGTGGACCCGGCAGGCAGGCCGAACATCCCGCCGATGCCGTCCAGCAGCGACCCCATGAGCGACGACAGACCCGGCCCGATCACCTGCTGATAGGCCATGCGCGCGAAGGCATCGGCCACGAAATCCACGAAGTCGGTCAGAGAGGCCTTGCCGGTCTTCACGAAGCGGGCAAAGGCGTCTTCGCCCGCCTCGGCCCATTTGGTCATCACCGATTCCGAGAAATCGGCCCAGGAGGTCATATCCTCCTTCTGTTGTGCCATCGCCCGCTCGATCCCGGCAGCCCAGTCATCGCGGCGCTTCAGATCGGCCTCATAGGCGTCAGCCATCTTTTCCTTGAAGATCGCCTCGACATCGGCGGCATATTGAGAATAGCCCGCGCCCGCCTTCTTCAGCTGAGCCAGCGCCTTGTCGCGCCACGCCTCGGCCGCCTCGACATCCGCCTCGTAGGAGGGCCGCAGCCGGGCCAGTTCGCCCTTGATGCTGGCAACCGTGTTCAGACCACCGGAACCACCCGAGCGGCCGCC